TCAGTTGATGATACTGCCGAGACTATAACATTCTACAAAAATGCTAGTTATAACTTTTCAAGTACTGTTACATTTGCAAGTACTACTAACAGTACTCGCACTGTATACTTTGACTTAATTAATACAGCTGATGATTCTGTTGTAGCTACAGAGATGGCTATAATGAGTACAAACAACGGTGATACAGAAATAGCGAACATTATTACACTTTTGACTATAGGTAGAAATGGCATGCCTTCAGCTCCTTGCACAATTAGGATTGAAGTAAGAGCAGATGGTGATGGTTACTCTATACCTGTATTTCACAGTATATTAGCTTCATCAAGCTCTTATGATGTTACAACTAATGCTAGTGGTATAAGTGTTGTACCAGTTGGGGACATAGAATCTACTAATGTTCAAGATGCTTTGGAAGAGTTAGATAGCGAGAAGGCTAATAAGGTAGATGTATATACTAAAGTGGAGAATGATGCTAAATTGGCTTTAAAGGCTGATAAGACTCAAATAATAGGCAAAAACATACTTATTAATCCAAACAACACAATCAATCAAAGAGGTTTTAGTGGTGATTGGAGTTCTGTATCTGTAGGAGAGTATGGATACGATAGGTGGAGAAAGTGGGATGCGACACAGAAAGTACAACCTATAATAGAGGGGAACTATAAGCCAAATACTGTTTATACTTTAAGTAATAATGGTGTGTTTGTGGCTACTTTAACGAGTCCTGCTAGTGGTGTTTGGAATGTTATTACTCTTCAAACAAATAATAACTTACAGTTAGAAGAGGGTAGTGAGATTACTGAACAGGAGTTTAGATTTGAAGAAGATGAGCAGAGATTGTGTTATGCTTATTTTTGGATTTTACCACAGAGACTTTATACTTTTTTGCCTAATTCGACAAATATTGGACGAACTTGTAATGTGTTTTTTCCTGCAACTATGCGAGTAATTCCTAATATTACAAATTTGAATTTTTCTGTTGGGACTGCTACTCTCTCCACCAGAACAAGACAAATGTTGATATGTTATGCAACTGTGGGAGACTCTACAACACAATCCGACCTATTGAGCTTTACAGCAGACGCAGAAGTATATTAAAAGGGGAGACATAAATGAAACAAATAACAAAACTAAAATACACAGATGAGGCTCTTAATTGGGTCTCTATAGAGTTCGATGATGGTAGTAGAGGACAGTCTAGCTTAACAGATAATGTTCGCAGACAATATACAGATATTGTAGATGAGTATCTAGCTAAGGGTGGAGTTATTGAACCTATGTTTACAGCTGAAGAGATAGCTAAACAAGAGTTATGCAAAGCTCAAAATGAAGCTTTAAAGTATCTAAAAGATACAGATTTTTATTTCACAATTGATAAATATGCACAACTATCTACAGAAGAGGCAGATAAGTTAAAAGCTAAAAGACAAGAAGCTAGGGATACTATCAATAAAAAAGACTAGGTTATACCTTCTAAGTTTAGGATGGTATAATTCTATAAAAAGGAAAGGATTAAACTATGCCAGATGAGACTTCAACTGTTGTAGATATTGTTACTACTATAGCAGGGTTAGGTGATGAAGCTTTTGTTAAAGTACTCATCTTTGCTGGTGCTATTGGTGGTTGGTACATGCTACGCCACCAAACTAAAGATAAAGAGTCTATAATAGAGGGTAGACATAAAGATAATCAAACTCGAATATCTAAATTAGAAGAGAGAGAAAAGATCACCCAACAAGAGAAACAGAACTGCTTTGACGAAATAAAAGCAGTTACTGTGAAATTGGAAGATACTACCAATAAATTTGAAGACTGTGTTGAAAGGATGTACGATGCTAACAAGTCTACGAAATAACATTGTGTTTGTATCAATCTTCACTGTTGTATACACAGTAGTGTTCGTTGGTGCTATTAAGCTCTACTCTCATTTTAGTTATGTAGATTCACTAGAAGCTGATTTAAAGGTTAGTAGTGGTAAGATTGAGGTTATAGAAGCTAAAGGTGCTCAGAGTAAGTCTGAGATTAGGAGATTAGATAAAGACTTGTATAAGGTCTACGAAAAGTATAGTATAGAGGAGAATTTAAGTGATGAGAAAGAGTTTGAGCTTAATACTAGTGTTGGTAAGCATACTATTGTTTACTAACTGTACGCAACAAGTCAAGGATGTGTATATAACATCTCCTCTTCCAGAGGTATATTATTATGATGTACCTAAGGAAGATTTTCCCAAAATAAAGGTAGAATACAATGTTAGTTGAGATAGATGCTAAGACATTAGAAAAGATGGTTAAACAAAGTAAGAAAAAAGACAAATACATAGCCAAATTAGAGAAAGCTCTAAAAGCTTATAAAGACCAAGTAACACTAATCAAAGGATTAAAAGATGAGAGACAAGAAGTTTAGTTCTGTAGGTAGAGTTTTAGACCCCACCGACTTGTACCATACTAGTAGATTTGTAGATACTATCATAGTACATTGTACTGCTACACCTTTTGGTAGAGATGTTGATGCTAATGATATTGATAAGATGCACTTAGCAAGATGGGGTAGAACTAGTGGTATAGGTTATCACTACTTAGTTAAAGAAGATGGTACTCTTGAAAAAGGTAGATGGGCAGATAACATTGGAGCTCATGCTAAAGGTAAGAACAATGGTTCTATCGGTATAGCTTACAGTGGTGGACTAGATTCTAATTTAGATGTAGTTGAAGATGGACTATCTACTAAACAAAGAGAAACTTTAGTAACAACATTAAAAACATTAAAAGACTTGTATAACGTTAAGATTTCAAATATTGTTGGACATAAAGAGATAAAAGGTGTTCATAAAGCTTGTCCTTGTATGGATATGGATAAACTACGAGAAGATGTTACTAAATGATTGAACCAGTCGCTGTAAGTAAATTACAACCTAAGTGGGCTAATGCTCCTACCAGAGGAGATTTATACAATGATTATGCTTCTGCTTTAAATGGACAGGAAGACTATAGGGCTAAACTTAGAGAGTACAGAACTAATATGAAGGGTGGAGTTGTACCTAAAGTCCGTCAAGGAAAGAGTACTGCTGTATCTCTATTAGTTCGTGAGCATGTTGAATGGACTAAACCAGCTTTATCTGAGGCTATACTAAGTACTAAAAATATGTTCAAAATCTCACCTATTGGCAGTGAAGATGTTCTAGGGGCTACCCAAAACTCTTTGGTTATAAACAACCAATGGAGTAATAAAATTAATAAGGTTAAACTTGTTGATGATATTGTTGAGGTTCTCACTGAAGAAGGTACAGTAGTTGTTAAAACAGGTTGGGAGTCTATAGAAGGTGTCAAGGAAGTAGAGAAAGAACAACCTGTATTTGCTACTCCTGAACAGCTCCTCGAGATGGTACAACAAGGTCAAATTCCTCCTGAACAAGCTCAACAATCAATGGAGACTGATCAACCTGTTCAAATAGGTACTGAAATTGTTTATGTAGAAGAACCTACTTTGATAAAGAACCAACCTACGTATGAAGTATGTAATAATGCTAATATTACTATTGACCCTACTTGCGATGGGGTTGTAGAGGATGCACAGTTCGCTATCTACGAATTCAATACTAACTATGCTGAGTTACTAGAGTATAAATACACAAAGGATAAAGAGACTGGAGAAGAGTCTGGTTATTATCATAATATTGACGTGTTTAAGAATGGTGACGATGGTGATGATATTTATGATCAATTTAAGTCTGATGAGTCTAATAACTTTAAGTTTGATGATCCTGCTCGTAAAAGGCTTCGAGCTTATGAATATTGGGGTTATTGGGATATTCAAGGTGATGGAGTGTTAGTAAGTATTGTAGCTACTTGGATAAATAATACATTAGTTAGATTAGAGGAGAATCCCTTCCCTCATGGAAGAATACCTTTCAGTACTGCTGCTTATATGCCTAGAAAAGGCAGTTACCACGGAGAACCTGATGGTGAACTTCTTAAGCAAAGTCAAGCTAGAATTGGTAGAATGGGCAGAGCTATTGACGATAAGACTGCTGAAGATGCTGTTGGTCAAAAGTTTATCCATGAAAGCTTCTTAAAACCATCTGCTAAGAACGCTATGGAGAAAGGCAATACTACTTACTACTCTGGGAATATGCACCCTAAAGATGCCATATGGAAGAATGATGTACAACCTCTGGGTTCTACTCAGTTTGATGTTATAGCAAGAGAAGAGAAGAAGGCTGCTGAGTTAAGTGGTAGTATAGCATTTGCTGGATCTCAAAGTAACCCTAAGCTTGGTGGTGGTACTCAACAGAAGAGTTCTATGGATGCTACTGCTCAACGTAAGTTAAGTGTTCTTAGGAGACTTGGAGCTATGTTTGAGGATATGGCTAGAATGACTATATCTATGAACCAAGTGTACTTATCTGAGACTGAGATTGTTAGGGCTACTGGAGATCAGTTTGTAACTATTGCTAGAGATGACTTAGAGGGTAGATTTGATTTTAATGTAGAAATATCTACTCCTGAGAAAGATGAAGAACAGGCTAATAGGATTATGACTCTTATGCAAACCAATGCTGCTTCCCAGAAACCTGAGACAGTAGAGATGATGTATGTTAAGATGTTAGAGTTATGGAAGATGCCTGAAGAAGCTCAAGCTATAAGAGACCAACAACCACCTCCACCAGATCCTAGACAAGAAAGAATGATAGATTTACAAATACAAGAACAAGAGTTGAAGAACGGTCTTATAGCTAAACAGATAGAAGCTGAAGATAGTATGATATTTGAACGTATGTCAAGAGTTGATGAAAACTTAGAAGCTGATATAGCTAAGAAACAAGCTGAAGCTAGAAAATCTGAAGCTGCTGCTAAGAAAATGGATATAGAGACTGATATAGCTACACAAGTTTATATTGATACTGACTCTGGTAGGAAAAGAGAAGAAGAGATTGAAGATAGAGAGTTAGATGCTATATATAAAGAGAGAGAGATGGAACACTCTAAAATGAATGACATTGAAAAAGCTGTCAGAATAGTAGTATAGGAGATATTATGGAACCAATACAAAACCCTTTTATAGCAGAGCCTAATCCACTCTTAGCTAGTGCTAAGCTTAAGTTTGGTAGAGCTGGTATCGAGAAACAACAACAGTATGCCCAAGAAGATATGCAAAAGGAGATGATGAGACAACAACTAGCTATGTCTCAACCTCAACAACCTATTGGTTTAATACCTGATCAAGGTTTAGTACAACCACAAATACCACAAGGAGTTAATTTTGGGTAAGACAGAGATTGATTTACAAGTTGAAGAGTTTAATGCGTACATTAAAGTACAAGAACGACACTTAGAGATAGCTAAAGCTTTAGAAACTCTTAAAGCAACTGAAGCTTATAAACTAGTGTTTGACCAAATCTTTATTAAGGAGCAGTCAGAGAGTTTACTTGAACAACTTGTTAATCCTAATATTAGTTTGGTAGACAGAGAAGATAAAGATGATGTTATGAGAAAACTAGATCTTATCAGATTATTTAATGTATACTTTGGTACAGGTGGTTTTATAGAATCCAATGGTGCTCGTGCTAAAGAGGATATAGATAATAAAGATGTAATTTTAGAAGAAATGAGAGAAGCTTAAGTATAATTTAAAATTTTATGGTATACTTACAATAATATATAAAGGATAAAGATGGATGATGAATTAGAACTCGATGCAGAATTAGCCGAATTTGAGGCTATGGCTAATGGTACTTGGGAACCAAAAGAACCTGAAACTATAGAAGAAGAAGATCCTATAGAAGATGTAGAAGATTCAGAAGAATAAAATGAAGAGGAAGAAGCTGAGGATACCGAATCTGCTGAAGAGGAAGATGAGTCTGTTGATACTGAAGAAGATGTTGACGAGGATTTAGAATCTGCCAATGAACCTACAGTTGAGGAAGTTGCAGAACCAGTTACAGATGAAATTGATTACAAAGCTTATTATGAAGCTATCAATAATGGTGATTACTCTTTCAATGGTCAGAAAGTTTCAGCTCCTGATAGTCCTCAGAAGATTATAGAAGCTATCAATACAGCTAGAAGTGCTTCTGTTAAAGCTGATAAAGAGAAACAAAATGCTCCATATATAGCAGCTATGAAAGAAAATGGATTATTTGATAACCCTGATAAGTTTAAATTAGCTTTAGATTTAGTTAACGGAGATCAAGAAGCTATTAAAAAACATTTAAAAGACCTTAGTATAGACCCTATGGAGATGGATCTCGAGGAAGTTAAATATGAACCTAAAACTGTTCTTAAAACTCAAGTCTCTCTTGATTTAGAGGATACGCTAAAACAAGCTGAAGTTGGTGGGTATGGAGATAAGTTTAATAGTTTAGTTTCTACTATACTAGATGATGATGTTAGTTTTGATAGATTTAGCAAAAGT